ATGGCAACATTCAAATATGAAATATTTAAAGATAGGAAAAGAATAGATGGCACTTACAACGTTAAGATAAGAGTCACACACAATAGGAAGCTTAAAAGGATTCCCACTTCCATATATGTTACGAAAGAAGATATAACCAAGGGGTTTAAAATCAAAAATCAGTCCATCTTAGATGAATTAAATAACATCATATCCATATATAGGAGCAAGTGCAACCTGTTGTCATTGCTCATAAACGATATGGATATAACAGAACTTGTGGAGCATATAACCAAAACTGATGAATCATCTCTAAAAATAGACTTCATTTCCTACGCCCGCAAATGGATAGATGAGAACAGAGAGAAGCATGGAATCAATGTGTATTCCTGCATGGTAAACTCTTTAACAAAATTCCTGGGACGGGAGAAATTGGATTTTAAGGAGATAAATTACAAATTCTTGAAATCGTATGAAGAACATCTCGGTCAAAGACGTGCACTCTCTTTATATATGGGAGCAATCAGGCATTTGCATAACGAAGCTAAAAAAGAATATAATGATGAAGAAGCAGGGGACATAAAGATACCATGGTCTCCATTTACCAAGTATTCTATACCTAATATAATATGTACCCGCGAAAGAGCTTTGGACGCAGATACTATCAGAGCCATATACAACCTGCCATATATACTCACTAAAGATAAAAAGGAGAAGGATTGCAGATTTAATTTTGCAAAGGATATGTTTATATTATCCTTTTGCTTGATGGGTATGAACTCGGCAGATTTGTTTCTTTGTGACACTATAAGCGAAAGCAAGGGAACGCTTACAATCACATACAACAGGGCAAAAACTGCAACAAGAAGGACTGATAAAGCAAAAATAAGCGTTAACATTCATCCCTTCATATTGCCCATATACGAAAAGTATAAGGACGTATCCGAAGAAAGAGTTTTTAGGTTATATAAAAAGTATTCCACTTATGGCAGACTCAATGTTGCCATAAATGTAGGTTTGAAACAGATAGGGAAAGTTCTTGGCATTGAAGATTTGGAATTTTACGCAGCCCGGCATTCTTTCGCTTCCATCGCACGAAACGATTTAAAAGTGGACAAAGGTACAGTAGGAGAAGCACTAAATCATGTAGATAAAGAGAACAGAATGACAGATCTATACATAAAAAAAGATTTTTCCGTAATTAATGATGTTAACAGTAGGGTTATTGATTATGTTTTTAACCCCGATATGATGAAAGGGTAAATGTAAGGCAGCTTATTGGACCGCCTTTTCAAGGTTCTCTCTGATTTGTTGGAGCATTCGGAAAGCCCCGGCCATCTTATAGTTGCCCAGACATTGCTTAGCCTGCATGATACAACTTTCAACAGTAAGTTTCAAATCCGGAGTGAAAGCCGCTTTGTTAATCTGCATTTCTTTGGGAAGTTCATCAGCATGGTTATTGAACCATACGATCATTTCATTCAATTCCTCTTCGGAATAAGATTCTTTTTTTTCAGCCATAATACATAAGTTAATGTTAGTTCCGGCAAAGATAACAAAAATAGCCCCGACTCATCACGAGCCGAGGCATTTCAATTTATAAATTTAAAGTCTTATGATGAAGATTGTCTGTTGTGCCAATGCTTTACTATCAGCATAACGACAATCAAAACGGTTACACAAACACAGGCAAAACCGATTTGTTCAGGTAGCGTGGATTCTTTTTTCTCTTTTATGGTTTCTGACCGGTTTTCTTCACGGGTATTGGAAGTGGTTTCCTTGTCAGCTTTCACTTCCGTACTGTCTTTGATTGCAGTTGCCTTCCTTTTATTCTTGCTGAAATCACCTTCCACATGACCGTCTGCCAATAACGGAGGTTTCCCGGTCAGGCTGTCAGACGGTTTTCTTGTATCATAGATACGGAAATCAATTACATAGTTGCCATTAGTGGTAATGAGTTCGCTCAAAGAAGCGGTTGATCCGTGTACGATGTTGACAGATTCACGTGTACTATCTTTCTGTATAATCTTAGTGTCTGACTTGACAGATTTATGCGAGCTGCCACATGATCCGAACAACAGGAACAAACACATGAAAGGAGCCAGCAATATATGTCGGCTTACCCAGTTCATAACCTTATTATATAACCACATCATAAAATCTGCATGATGATTGAAGCGGCCACAGCGACAGTAATTCCAATTCTCCATGCCCATTCAAGGCGAGAGTTTTTAACCGTTTCACTCGTGATAATGAGTCTGGCACGCAAGTTATCAGTATCTTTCACAAAAAATCCTGGTTTTTTTTCCATAGTTGCAGTTTTTAGAGTTTCAAAACTTGCATCCTGTTATTTCCGTCAGCCCGATAACTGACGTGCACCCAAGCGAAGTTGGACTCGTCAATCAATTGATCATAGGGCAGGTTCTTGCGGATATATTCAAATAACAGCTTGTTTTGCTGTCTGTCTCCAGTGTCAATATCAGCAGCTTCCCCCTTCATGTGCTGCGAGGTCTTGCTTCCCTTGACAGCTGCATTAAGTTCCGGACAGCGATAGCCACTGTTTACTGTTATAGGCTTTCCCCACCATGTGCGTAACGGGTCCAGTACGTTGTCCACCAAGGCAGTCAGAGCAGTCACATGCTCCTGTCTGCATCTGTTGTTGATACCCAAGCGGTCAGCAGTTGTTGACTTGCAGAGTTCCGCAATCGTAAAAAACTTCATTTCTTATCCTCCTTTTTGTTTTTTCATAAAAAGAATATAGCTATATTTGCACAAAAACATAGCATGTTTTTTTCATGTAATAGAACTGAGTTTACCGGTCTGGCGAGGCCGGTTTTTCATTATTCCTACTGATTGCCCCCTGTCCCTCATCAAACAGTATCTGAGCCACCATCCTGGCAATATCATCCTTGTTCTCGATGATCACACTCATTGTCTTTTCTGCTTTGCGCAACTCCGCTTTCTCCCATGATTTTTCACGAACTGATTTAAACTCACAGAAAATGCAGTAACCCGTCCAAATCATTGAAAAAACAGGAAAGGGGATAACCACACAGCATAACAGATCAATGAAGCACAACTCTATAAATGGAGTGAAATACTTCTTCGCCTTGATGGCTGTTTTCTTATACCCCGTGGATGTTCTTGCCTCCCCGCGTTGTTTGGCCTTCATTATTCCTGAGACCAGATCCACGAACATTGCGCCGATAGTGGCTGCGATACACAAGGCTATCAGTACAATGTGTATCATCATGTGCTCGTTGATAAAATTGTAAATTACGTCTTTCATTACTTTGTCTTGATTATAAAATATATTGTTCCAAAGATATGTCTATTTACTTGCGTCATTGTTGCAGAATTACTTAAATCCATTGCCACGATATGACAATAAAAAAAGAGCCCGATGACAATATTTATTGCCATCAAGCTCCTGGTTACACTGCAAAGATAGTGAAAACTATTCCATATTCAATCCATATTGAAAAAAATAATCAGGAGCAATATTTCGATTATCCGAAGAATTTAAAGAATCACAATATTAATAGAAAACAAATAGGATTCATGAAATCTACCGGTTGTCTATAAAATCGGATGTTCTCAAGCCTTTATCGGGAAACATCTTTACTTTTTTCCTTTTCCTTTGAACATTTTTCAAGTCACGCACAATGGTGCTGGAAAGTACCTCCGAATAAATCTGTGTGGTCTTTACGGAAGTATGTCCGAGCAGCTTCTGGACTGTTGTAATCGCAATTCCCTGATGAACCAGCAGGGTGGCACAGGTATGACGGCTCACATGGTAGGTTATCCGTTTTTTGATACCACACAACCCGGCCAGCTTTCGCAGCTGCTTATTCACTTCCGAGTTACAAGGCAAAGCGGCAAAACTTCCGATATCCGGATAACGATCAAGAATGCCCAATGCCTTGCTTTCAAACAGCAGATGTAACGGCAGACGGATTTCCACCCCTGTCTTGACGGATTTGAAGTACAGCCACCGTTTGCCGTTTACTCTAATGAAATTCTCAGGTGTGAGCTGGCAGAAGTCAGAATAGCGCAATCCGGTATAACAGCAGAACAGGAAGGCATCGAGCACATGGCGCATGGACTTCTCTTCCACTTCGACCGTTTCCAGCTTCTTCAGCTCGTCCGGGGTAAGAAACTCATGTCTGCCTTTCTCCTGTTTGATTTTGTACTTTCTGAACGGATAAGCGTCGGCGTGCATATATCCCTGGTTGATTGCCTCATTGACCAAGGTACGGAGCTGTCTCATGTGCTTGGCTATCGTATTGACCGCATTGCCCTTTTCTCTCAAGTATTGCTCAAAATCACGAAGGAATGTATAGGTAAGATCCTTGAAGTCCAATCCGGAACGGAAATCATTCAGGACCGCCAGTGTAGAGTGCAGGTTGTCCTTGGTGGACTGTTTCTTGTCCGAATTGTCAATGGCTGATTTGGCGAAAGTGGAGAAGCTGATATTCACGGCACTTTTCTTCTTGACTGCATCCTTCAGTAGTGAGAGTGTGGCAGGTATTCCGCGCTTCCAATACCCCAACTCTATGCCTTGCAGATACAGGATGTATTCATAGAGCATTGCGTTGAGTTCGTTAGATTGGGGGTGGTTAATGACTTGTGCCCCCTCACGGCTCCAGCATTCCGGTTTGAGGTAAACATTGGTCTTCAGGTAGATTTTCCTTTGGTTCAAATAGGCTTCAACCTGTACAAGAGCCGTGCCCTGCCTGTTAAGTGTGTTCTGGCGATTATATACAAGACGGTATCTGATTTTATCCATTTTTCCGCAAAGGTGCGAAAAGATTAATGGAAGAAAGGTATCAATGTGGAACATTTCCACATCATCCCACACTATATGAGGATTTTTTCCATTTCACATATAATTAGCAGAATATTAACCATCTGATAATCAGATTAATTATTCTTTTGGCATAAAAATTGTCCTATCATTATCGTAAAACAATAACCATTAAAAATATAAGATTATGAAAAAATTTTTTGTTGCAGTAGCATTGGTAATGGGATTAGGAACAACAGTGGCATTTGCCGAAAATTTGACCTCAGGTGTTGAAACAGTCATGGCAGTAAATGACTTCACCCCTATTGAAGTGAAAGACCTTCCGGCAGCGGTAACGGAAGCAATCGCCAAAAATTTTGCGGAATCAACCGTCAAGGAAGCGGCGGTGGAAGCGGCAGAGGATGGCAGCAAGACCTATCAGGTTGTTCTGACAGACAAGGAAGGAACTGAAAGTACGGTGTTCTTCAATGAAAAAGGTGAAATACTGAAATAATATATTTTGCGTCTCTTTGAATAAAGAATAGCCTCTACCTTTACAAGCAGAGGCTATTCTTATAACAAAAAGATACATAAAAAGACGGGATTCACCAATCCTGCCTTTTTCAATACAAACTGCTTTACTTATCAAGATGCCTTACAACATCCCAGTTTAATGAATCTAAAAATAAAAACACATTCAGTTATTTGTGATAGCAAAGCTATAACAAATATTTTAAAGAAAAATCTTATGCATAAAAAATGCACAGAATAAACTATATATAGACCAACATACAACACATTTAAAACAATATTGTAATACAGGGTCATTGACACAAACATTCTGAAAGAACAAAAGAAAGACGCATGACTGATAGCCAATCCGAAAGAGTATGTTATTGAGGTTGTCAAAAAAAACTAAAAGAAATTTAGTTAAAGTCCTATTACTGAAAACAACGTAACAGATTATTCCTTAAATTTGCTTATATATAAACTTTAAATATAATGACACATGAAAACGATTGCAATTCTAATTACTTTACTTTTAATAATTAATATAAACATTTATCAAGGTAATTCAACTGAAGTTTTAGCAAGTAACGAAAGCGGTATCTTTCAATATTAGGATCTAGAGAAGAAAAAATGTCTTAGCAATGGACATAAAAGTATATCGTTTCATTAACTCTCATGCAATGACTCAGATTATTTTTTTATCAAAAACCTTTTGTAATGATTTTATAAAATACATTTTTAATAATATTAATTCTAACCATGAAAAGTATTTCCATTTTACGCCTAACCGCAATCCTTTTGTGCAGCATGCACCTATTGGGATCCGCCTCACTTCAAGCCCAAATGAACAAATGGGTAAACTATAGCCCGGATTTGACCACCGTACTGAAAAATCCTGCCATGGGATGGATGATGTACGAAGAAGGCTGATCTTTTCAGGGAACACGCCACAATAAAAGCAACATCTATACTCCCGAAGTTTTTTGGAAACAGATGGAAGAATGCAAAGCAGCTGATTATTCCAATATTCTGTACATCAGAATGCTGTGGAAAGATTTGGAACCCGAGGAGGGCAAATATGCATGGATTTACAATGAACGGTATAAATGGTATATACAAAAAGCCAAAGACAAAGGGCTTAAACTGGCCTTCAGGGTGTTCTTTCATGGTGTAGACGGAGTACCGTCCTATGTGTACGAAGCCGGAGCCACAGAAAGCCCAATAGACGATGAAGGCAAAACCCAGCCTTATTATGATAATCCAGTATTCCTTGAAAAGCTGGACAAGTTCATAGAGGCTTTTGCAAAGGAATATGACAATCCGGATGAGGTAGATTATATTGATGCATATGGATTGGGAAGATGGGGAGAAGGACATGGACTGGTACTCGAAAAGCAAGATAATCTGGAAAGCGTTATCCGACAGATAACCGAATCGTATGCAAGACACTTCAAAAAAGTGCTTACGGTAATGAATCTTTCGCAGAGCGACTACAGGTTTTCCAAGCCGCTAGTATATGACAAGCTGGGGTTTCTTCCTCGCAGGGATGGTATAGGCAGTTTTTGGTTTTCTAATGAAGAACGTGCGATGGTGCATGACGAACTTTTCCCAAAAAGAGCTCTTATTGGTGAGGGATGCTGGTGGTTTAACGCACAAGATGGTGATAACTCAAAATACAAGCATTTCCAAGGAGACAAACGTTTTGCCATGAACGATTTCAAAGAAGCTTTTACCGTTTCTGTGACTGATGCTTTGGACAGCCATTGTAACACGCTGGATTTGCGTATGCCTTTACAGTGCAAATTCTGGATAGAAGAGCTGCCGGACCAAGTTCAGCGTTTTATAACTTTAGGCGGTTATCGTCTTTATCCGGACTATATAAAGGTGGAGCAAGACCACAAAACGTTGACTTTGTTTCATTCATGGAAAAACTATGGTGTGGGTGTATTGCCTAATAATCATCCCAATTGGAATTATAAATATCAGGTTAGTTTTGTTTTGATGAATGAAAAAAAGGAAATTGTATTTCTTTATACAGAACCGGAAGCAGAACCTTCCGAATGGTTGAAGGGAATATCATACAATTATTTGAGTCGGTTTAATATTCCGGCAGAATTGCAGGGAAAGTATACCTTATGTGTCGGCTTGACTGACAAGACAAAAAATAACGAAGCGGCTATTGATCTGGCTGTGTCTGGGAATTTAAAAATAGGGAAATGGATATTTGTGGTTGAACTGGAGTTGTAATGTGTGTACTTGGCATTTTTGCACCAATTAATAAAGAAGCTTCTGACTGATTATCAAAAAATAAGGACTTTCTCTATATCTGTACCCAGTAAATCCAATATGTTTAGGGATATTCTTTCAATAGTACAAAATTATACAACCTATTCAAGTTAAATTATTGCTAATCAGTTAGTTTTTGTATCTTTGGATATCCCTCAAAAAAGAAAATTAAGAATATAAATTAGTGGAAAATAAAAGTGCAATTCTGATTATTGATGGATTGCACTTTTTATTACTTTTCTAAAGACATTGTTTCTTCACATATAATTTGAGATTATGAAAATAACGTTTTCATATTTCTCCTGTCTTTTCATTATCGGATGTACACATCAATCCAACCAAGGAAAATCGTTATAGAAAGCAGCAATGCAGATGCAATTCGTGTAAGTGCCGATACTTTAGCGTATGAATATACTGCATGGGCCTTTATAAACAAATCTGTTCCCATATTTCTCATTAGCCATATACTGCTCAATCAATTTACATAATGATGTTCAAACCACCTGTATTCATCTTCCTCAAATAGTGCTAAAAAAGAGAATTCTGATAGCCAACTACCTGACTATCAGAATTCTCTTTGGAGTGGCAAACGGGATTCGAACCCGCGACCCTCAGCTTGGGAAGCTGATGCCTTTTAATCCTGCGGATTAAAAGTGACCAACTGAGCTACTGCCGCTTATATCTTCTTAGAAGAAGTCCTTTCAAGTTGCGGTTTACATGTTGGTTTACACGTAAACAAGATAAATTCAACAATAAATTAATAATCTCTTTGCAGCATTGAACTGCACCACAAAGTTAGTCAATATTGTGCTGTTATCCAATGATTCTTTCTTATAGTTTTGCTTTTGACTATCAGTTTTTTATCTATCTACTGATATAGTATATAATAGTATAAAGTAGCTTTCTCCCTACTGAAAAAGTATTCATATATTGTATTGACATTGCATAATATAGTATCGGTATAAAAATCAGTAGTAGGTATATAAAGCTATATCTTCTTAAAAATCTACCTGCTGAAAAATCTACTCTTATTGTTTTGTGTTCTCTGCATCTATAAATATGCTTGTGAAACACATAGTTTTGTAGTTAATAAGATGTTTGTTCAGAACTGAAAAAGCCAACTTATCCGTTGTTTGAAGTATATACTTCAAATGGGTAGGTTGGCTTTTTGTCTGTCAAGTAGTGGTCTGCTATTGTTTTACACAATCTCTTGTATCATCAACGGTTTGATTGTCATCGTTCAAAAGTTTTATAATAAGTTTGGTATCTGATACAGATTTAACTCTTATATACCACGGCTCATTATCGTAGGTATCACTTTCTTCATCATATCCATAGCACATCAGCGTATTGTTTTTAGAATCAAAAGTGTATTTGTACTTCTCAACATAGTAAACTGTTGAGGGTTGGTTGGCAAAGTAGCAATAGCCTTTCTCGACAATAAAGTAGGGACAATCGTCTGTATAGGCATCATACCATACGCCTTGTAACAGTTCTTGTGTTGATTTACCACCGTTACTTTCTTCATCATTATCACTACTGCAAGAAGCAAAGTTCACACACATTACTATGGCTAATAAAGCCATTCCAATAAATCTAAATGTTTTCATTTCGTTTGATTTTGAAATAGTTATTCTGATTGTACTAATTCAAATTTTCTGTCTTTTAGTTGGTAGATATGCCTAATAGCGTTGTTCCATCCATTAGAGCCAAAAACAGTAATAGTCTTGTTCTCTGAATCAAACTTACATTGTCCGTTTTCCAACTCTGTAAATGGTACTTCTGTTTTCTGTATAAAGTAACCGTATGGGCTGACGTCGTACACATCATAAGCATTGGAATCCCTTGAACCACTTTTATAGCGGTTGATAATGAACTCCTCTTCTCCGTCAAAATCAACATCAGAAAAGAAGAAAGGAGAATCATCCGAAAGGTATTCTTCGCTCTTTAATTTAGCCGTATAATCCAACTCTATAACTGTGTTGTGCGGATATGTGTTACCCTTATCATACAGAATCTTATCAGTCCATTTCTCCGCAAAGTAGTAGTATTGTACTCCTTGTTTCTCTAAACAGAATAGAGCATTACCTACCTCACCATATTGCAACCACATAACCTTTACTGTATATCCGTTTATAGGCTGTTTGTATTTTATGTATATATGTGGCTGATTAAAGCACTCAAATTCTTGCGGAACAGATGTCTTGTCTGTTTTGCAAGCCGCTAAACTAAGTAGCCCAATAATGATAAATAGCAATCTTCTCATTATCTTTCATTCATAATATCAACAATCTGCCTAAAAACATCACCTGCCATCAGTCCACCGCTTGCAGGTAATTCTGTCTTATTAATGGTAACGATAACACTGTATTTCGGATTATCGGCAGGGAAGTAACCGCAAAATTCTACCGCATATTCACCGTTCGGAAGTTGAATTGTTCCCGTTGCTCCAGCTACTTTAACTTTATCTGATTGGGCAGGTTTAGCTAATCCATTAGAAACAGAGTATTCCAATGCTTCTTTTATGGCAGTCTTACTTTTAGCTATGTAATTAAAGAAAGTCAAGTTCTGTAATGGAGTGGTGAGAATGCCATATCCCAAAGGATTATAAACAAGACTTGTGTCTTTCACTTGATAACCATACTTTGCAAGTGCTTCCGAAAAGGCTTGTTCATTCTCAAATACTTTTTTTACTATTTTGTAATTGGCGATATTGGATGCTACTCCAAAGCCTTGTTCCACTGTGATTTTTCCATATCCACCCCTATGCCAATTATGGTCGCACAATGTATCTTTACCAATAGCTAAGACACCATCTGCAACATCTATCGAATCGGATAGTTTGACTGCCTTTGTTTCCAATACTGCCAAAAGTGAAGCGATACGCACTAATCCCGATTCTTGCAGAATAGAATCAGAACCAACAGAAACTTTAATTTCTCCCGTCCGTACTTCCATTATAATAACTTGCCCTACCGTAGCATTAAGTTCGGATAGCTTGTTTTGCAGGATAGAATCAACACTTACTTGTAAAGTGCTGTCTATGGTAGAAACTTGTTCCGCTTTTTGTTTGGTGCAGGCTATAAATGTAGCTATGCTAATTAAAAGGATAACAGTATTTTTCATGGTAGTTTATGTAAATGGAAATATCATTCATTACTCTTATAAAAGCAATATGCCATTATTACAATATTTATAATATTGTATAAAATAGTTAGGATAACAGCGACACTATCCCACATGCTTTCCCAATGATTAGCCATAAGTGCAAGAAATCCAGTGACAAATAGAATTGTACATGCCCCGTCCATATCACGCCCATTTTTTATTCCTACTCTTATTTCAGCTATAATCGCGGAAATACAAGCTATTCCAGAGTATGTGTATATTCTATAATTACTAATTTCCACTAATGTACAAGATGACATATCAACCCATGAACATACAATATTCCAAGCAATAAGCCCGACTATAAAATAAATGATAGCTGCAATAATCAGACATACAATATATTTGAGAATATCCATAATTATCAAGATGTTATTTGCTATTAATCCGCTTATAAACAAGTATAACGGTTTGTCCTCTAAAAGTTCCTCCTATGGTAATTCTACTTAATACACCATTCACTCTATTAGAAACGATTACCACTCCACTTTCACCAAAGCCTTTGTATTCGTAACCATCTTTAGATATTAGAGTAACGGTCTCATTTTTATAAGTTACAGTAGCTTTAGATTCACTAATAAGATGGGCTGTAATATTTGAAGCACTTACAGTCGTCACTTTCTCATTGTCAATAACTGCATAATCAAACTTGTATTCATCAGCATATAGATTGATACTGAATGCGATTAATATGAATGCTAAGAATTTGAATTTCATACATACTTCTATTTAATGTGAACACATAGATACTAAAACCAATAATCCAACAATAGTAGCAATTATTGACATACATCCAGTTTTATTCAGTTCCTTGTCTTTGAATCCATTCTCCAAGCCGTTTTTAATAAAAATACATGCAAAGAATCCTCCTGCGATAATACCCAAAAGTACCCATAAGGACATTCCAAAATTAGAAGTTCCACCGTTATCCCATCTACCACGATTACCAATGTCTGCAAATAGATAAGTAGTATTGAGGAATAGCACGATAAAAAACAACACGCATTTATTTAACTGCTTCATACTTAGCTACTTTAATTATATATTATTGAGGTTTGAATCATATTGGGCTGTTATCTAAGCTATCTTTTCTCTAACTCCATTGAAGCCATCCTCATGCGTGACAAAGTTTCAGAATCTATTCCTGCTCTAAAATCTGTTTCGCTTATCACATTCCCATCTTTATCATAATAGGTACGTTGTTGTAATGTGCTATATGTAGCCATTTCCCCATTTTCATAATACATCTTTAAGCAAACAAGAATGCCATTGTTTACTTCTATGGATAGAGTTTTTCCATCGCTTGACCATGCTGTTCCATCGAAAGCGTTACCTTTTTTGTCATGTACGAACACATTGAATATATTTCCCGATTTTCTGTCTTTATCTTCCGTAAAGTCTAATTCATATAGATAGGTTTTACCTATTCCACATGAAACGAAAAACAGTAGAAGTCCTAATAAATATTTTTTCATAACCGTATAGTTCGATTGTTAATCTGAATATCTTCTGTTTACTATAGCCTTAGCAATCTCATTGAAATATGTGGCAACTTCTTTATTGGCATAAAAAGCCCGATACTTCTTTTGTTTGCGTACACTTAAAGCTCTGTACTCCGCACCACTTATCCTATTTCCTTTGTTGTCATACCAATAATCATCATTGTCAGCATTTCCTAACTCTCCTTTAGAATCATATATTGTTCCAAAATCATCTGCGGATAGTCTGTCTTTTTTCAGTGCATCCATATATTTCCCATACGCATTTCTAAATTCCTCACATTTATATTCATTCCAATTTTTACTTGCGATATAAGATTGAACATTATTCCCTAAATTATGTATATACAGTTCTTTGTCTATTCTCCGTTCACCATATTTATAGGAAAAACTGCCTTGAAAATTTTGGTTTATGGATAATGCAACATCATTACTTTCTGTATTTGTCCCATATATGGTGACAAAGCATAGAGAAAACAAAATCAGAATAAAAGTTCTCAT